GGAAGGGAAAGCAAACAGCTGAACCCATAGACGCGAACTTGGCCAGGCGAATTACACCGTGGTCAGGCACATCAGCCTTCCGAGATCTGCTTGAATCAATCGCTTCCGCGAGGAAGGGATGATTCCGTAGCAGGCCCCGTACATGCTGATTCGAGACGCGATCGGAGGCTTCGCTGAGATCCAGCGTTGCCAGGGCTCCATACTTAGAGCCCTGCCAAGCAAGGTGCTGATTAGGCATCTGACTTGACCATCCGACAAGCTCACGGGCAGTAGTGTTTTGCCCGATTGCTTCCGAGAAGGCGACCAATAGCCCTTGTTGCACATATTGCATGCAAGTAGGCTCGATCGCAATGATTCGGGGTGTCTTGAGCGTTTTAGGCACTGTGATGACCCTGACGGGTCGCTCAGCGCCGGGTTCGAGGATATGCACGGTGGAGAGATCTTGGAAAAATCTCCAGCTGGAAACAAGATGCTCCCCATGAGGGAACATATGTTCCAGTCGTTCGGTCCATTCAGACTGCCGCCATTTAGAGTTTCCTCTAAGGCGGTCGGCTGTGGCACCGGGCCCATGCTTCGTGATGATGTCGGTGTCGAAGACCTTTCGGTCGACGGCACTGAAGACATCAGCCCAAAGCAGACGACCAATACGAAGAAAATTGTGAACCCGATTAGGGTCCACATTCGCATCGGCGTCCCGTACATCCTTCTCACAATCGACATACTTGTCGATAGCTGCATGCTCCCTCTTCCTAGTAATAGGATGATCGGGATGCTGTATCTTTGCCCACATCAGTGTAAACTGACGTACGGCCCAGATAGCAGTTATCGACGGGTTGTCGACTAACCGACCAGAAGTAGGATCAAACACAAGGCGAAGGAAACCCTTCATAAAACAAGGGAGACCCCCAGAACGTCTAAAACCGACGAACTGGTTGGAGCCGACGAATCCTTGGTCGAGGCTTTTTTCGAAGTCTCTTCCAAAGTTCGACAGGGAAATCGTGATAAACGAGATCCCCTCATGTTTGATCCGCTCCGTGACGTATTCATAGTCACGGATGGTGCTTGTGTGGCACCATGTCCCCAAATCTTTGAGGACATGTTGCAAGAACGGTGTCAGGCTTTTCATTTGTGCCCTCCTAACAGAAGGTCGCAAAATCCCTAGCACTGTTCACCGAACCGGGATGAGCAGAGGGCTTTCGCCCTCTACTCACCGCCAGACGTAAATAGTCTGACTTAGTTCTCCCCACCCAATAGCTGGGTGACTCGAGCGCCAGTCGAAGCGGAAAGATACGCAACAAGCGCATCAACCACCTCTTTTTGCTGCGCAACCGTGTAACCAGTAATCGGAGCATCCGTAACGATGTATGTACTCATCGAATACCGGATGTTCGTCGAACTGATCAGCGGGTCGGCAGCAACCTTGGCATGCTCGAGACGCACCGTACGTCGGACCCTCTTCCCGTAGGTAGAGGAGACCGACAACTGGACCGTACCGTCATTCGACCTGAATGATCCGGTGTTCGGTCCAGAGCCCACTCTCGGAAGAGATGTGGGCCCGGATGCGATGGAGGCAACTGTCTTTGGATCGGCGAAGCTCATGTGCGAGTGTCCTTGCAACTAGGACACGCGAGCAATTTGCTCACGTGCGTCGAGCTCCAGCTCACGCCTGACTTTAGTCAGTTCGTAGCTGGCCGGGTGACTTGGACATTCCAAGCGCACCCAGGATGGCCCACTGCCTGACGGAGAAACTGCCAG